GGTTACGGTTATTTCACAACTGATATACAAACAAATGGTGGTGACATTGTCGTTAAGACAGGTTCAACTATCAAAGCATATATGGACCAAAATGGTAATGGTTACTTTACAGGTGATGTAACAACAAATGGATCTGCATCAGACGAAAGATTAAAAGAAAATATCGTTCCTCTCGACAAAGGATTAGGAACAGTAGAACAAATTAAGACATATAAATTTAACTATAAAGATAGACCTGAAGATACATTACCAGGTGTAATTGCGCAAGAGATTGAAAAAGTTTTACCGGAAGTAGTTTATGATATTGAAATGGAAGATGGTGTTTACAAAGCTGTAAGATACCAACAAATTGTGCCAGTACTTATTGAAGCAATTAAAGAATTGAGTGATAAGGTAAAAGATTTAGAAAACCGCCTCTAAACGACGAATAAATTAAGATTGGTCTTATAAATATAAGTAATACCAAAAGGAAAAGCTAAATGGCAAAAATTTCAGAACTAGGTTCCATTACCGGTGCAAATACCAGGTCGGAAGACCTGCTTGTCATAGTCAACCTTGTTCAGGGTGATGACGGTACTAAGAACATTACTAGAAAAGAATTAGTTGAAGCAATTCAATATGAAATCTTTTCTAGGATCACAATTACTGGAGGATCAATCTCCGGTGTGGTCATGCGAGATTCACGCCTCGATAATGTAGAAATTGATAACTCTGAAATTGAAGATACTGATTTCTTACGTGGTACAATAGCTGATACCAGAATATTTGATTCTACAGCAAACAACATCACAATGACATATAGTAGTTTCAATTTTGGAACACTACTTAATTCTACTGCCAACAATATTACAATCACATCATCTTCTTTTGCTGATGGTACTGGTAATAATAACATTTTCAACAATACAACACTACTTGATGGTAGTGCTAATAATTTTGTCATTACCGATTCTTCAGCAAATAATATTACGATCACAGATTCAACTGCGAACAACATAATCATTACAAACTCTCAGTTCAACGAAGGAACTGGAAATAATGTTGTTCTAACTAATTCTATAATTGATAATTCTACATTCAGAGATGGCACTGTAAATAATTCAGTCATCGAGCAATCAGATTTTAACAACGGTGAATTAGCGGATTCAACAGGTACAAACATTCAGCTTGATGATTCTTCATTCGCTGATGGTACTATTTCAACATCAATTATTACTGATTCTGAATTCTTAGATGGTATAGCAAATAATGTTGCGATTACAGATTCAACATTCACAAGTGGTGATATCTTTGATAGCAATGCAAATAATGTTATCATTACAAATTCTCAGTTTAATGATGGTACAGGCAATAATGTAGTACTTACAAATTCAACTATTGACGATTCAGTATTTTCAGATGGTACTATTTCTAATACAACATTCACAGGTACCATGGATAATGTTGTTGCTACCAATATGCAAATCAGAAGTTCTAGTGCTGATGGTCTTGGTGCAAATAATTCAACATTTGAAAACGGTGGAATTTCTCAATCAACATTCTCGGGCGGTGTAATTGATACATCCAAGCTTGTTGACTTTGATATGGATCTTACCAAAGAGTTTGATCCACCTATGGATGATGAAAGTTATTTCGCAATTAAAAACGAAAAGACTGGTGATACAGAACAAATTAATTTCGGTCAATTATTTGATGAAATTTCTAGAAGAACATCTCAAGCATTAAAAATTCACGTTGATGCAGGTTCAGGTAATGATGATTGGCCTGGTTCACAAATGCAACCTGTTAGAACATTAGAAAAAGCATTTGAACTTTGTTTAGAAAAAGCAGGCGGTGAATTAAATCGTAACGCAATTAATAACTCCGTTCATATTTCTGTTGGACCTGGAACATATTATACAAAAGGTAATCTTGCACTACCAGATGATTGTTCAATGTCTTCAACAGCTGGACAATATGCAACTGTTATTGAACTTGAAAAAGGATACGAAAACAATAACGGTATTCTTGTAGGTTCAGGTTGTTATGTTCAAGGATTTGCATATCAGAATTTCCAAGTTGATAACTTTGATTACCCAGAAGGTGGATTTGCGATTGCATATCGTCCTGGTGCCAAGTTATTGCGTTCACCTTACTTAAGAGATAGTTCACAGTTATCAAACTTCTTACGTGCTGATGTTGAACCACCTCTTAATCCTTATAACTCAAAAGGTACTCTTGCTGACTTAGGTAGAGAATTTACTTTAACTAATATTTCAGATACTACCAAGTTTGCGATTGATGATGAAATTGTATTCTCATCAGGTGCAGTTGGTTTCGTATCTTATATTTCTGAAATTGCTTCAGATAGTAAAATTCATGTAAGGAACTTAAAGAACAATCAAGGTTTTGCTGTAGGAGATGTAATTACATCTGAATCCGGTGGTACTGCTACAATTTCCGCTATCGGAATTGACGACTTCCCTAACAGAGAGGTTGGTCGAGGCGGTGGTTGTGTACTTGCAGATAGAAGAGCACTCGATACAGATTCGTTATATACCTACGTATTATGTTTTGGTTTCACACCTCGTTCACAAAACGGTATCGGTTATGTGGCAAGAGACGGTGCTGGTGTTAACGGTATTGGTTCTCTATCCATCTTCGTTCGTTGCGCATTCTATGCATTGAACGGCGGTCAGATGACATTGAACAACTCAGGTACTCAGTTCGGTGATATCTCAATGAGAGCAAAAGGAACAACAGAATTCTTTGCTCCAAAATCAACAAATGCAACCATTATTGGTAATACAGTATTTGCTGATACTATTGATGACAATGCAGATGCAATCATTGATGATGTAGTTGAATACTTAACAGCAAATAGTGTAAACGGTGGATTAGGTTATAAAGAATACGATTCAGAAAAATGTTTAAGAGATGCAGGTATTGTTCTTGACGGTACAGGATACGATGTTGCTCTTGATACGAACTATTGGGGTAGATTGGCAGGTATTACTTATCGTTCTCCAATCTCATATGTTGTTCCTGGTGAACAGCTTGTAGAAACAAAAGGTGCATTAGAATATTTAAGAGATCAAACAAAGAATGTATTCGTTAGTGCTAATGCAGAAATTAATTCAAGAATTCAAACTTCTTTTGCTGAACTTCTAAACGTCTTAGAATACGGCGAAGAGAATATGAATGGAATTATATGGCAAGATACTTCCGTTGCACGTACCGCGGCCAGAACATTACTACAGGACAATAAATCATTCATTGCTGATGAACTAATTGATTGGATAGAAAACAATGATGAATTCTATGCATATGATTCAGCAAAATGTCGCAGAGATGTACAAGATTATATTTTACCTGCTGTTACTAACGATATGCAATTTGACACAAACTATAATGCTGTCACTGCAGGTCGTGCTTACTACATGGCAACAGCAGCCAAAGTTGTTCAGCAACAAAATAACGAAACTGTTGCTGCTTATAAGAGATTAAAGGACCAAGTAAATGAATTAATTGATGGTGATTCTTATCTTGCGTCTGAAAGATCAGATGAAGCATTTGAAGAAATTCTAACTATCTTAGAAAATTCAGGAACTCAATTTACACCAAGCAATGCAACTTATGATCCTTCCAATGGGTTATCAGTTATTACATTAGGTACAAGCAAAAACTTTACTCCAACTGATGTTGATTATGATCCTACAACTGGTATCATGACAGCAACAATTGGTTCTCACGAATTAACAACTGATGATCATATTTGGTTTAAACCAGAAGGAATCACATTTACATGTAACTCCGATGGCAATGTTACTCAATTAGCTGCACCTCAAGCTCATCATCCATATTATAACAAACCATGTCCTATTATTGGAGTGACAAGCAATACTATCACATTGAATGTTGGAGTTGGTGCAGGTGGAGTACATACATTTGTATCTTCTATAACAAATGCATTCCAATCAGGACACGGACTTGGTAAAGGTAGAAAAGTATTATTAAAACAAAACGGTTTAGTATTTACATGTTCATCTGATAATAATACAACAAGACATTCATATCCTCGACCTACTGATCCTGCTGCAGGATCGCCTATTGAAGTTATCGGTGCAACACCAAGTAAAATTGTAGTTAATGTTGGTCCTGGTTCAGGAGGAACTCATACATTTGTTGAAGCATTGCCTAATGCTGTTTCTGCATTGGGTTCTGACATTAGGTGGAGCGATTCAACTAGCATTTCAGCTGATAAGCGCAATGCAAGAAAGCAACTACAAAAGAACAGAGAATTCTTACAAGAATTAGTATTAGGTTATATTGATGAAAATTATTTCAGATATAATTCTGATAAGTGCAAGAGAGATATTGAAGAATATATTGTACCTGCAGTTGAAAGAGATATTCTAACAGGAACAAATTATAACGCAATTCAGACAGGTATTGCTTATCGTGCAGGAACCGTAGGAACTGATATTGTTCTTGATGATCAGTTATTAGAAACAACTGGTGCAATTAATAACTTAAAAGATAGACTTAAAATAAATGGCGGTCAATCAGGATTTACAGTAAGTAATGCTACTTACGACCCAGTAACTGGAATATTTACCGCAACTGTTGGTGCAGATCACGGACTTGTTGCTGGAGATTTTGTAAACTTTGTTGGTGAAGGTATTACATTTGAATGCGATTCACCTGCTGTTCAAATTTCGCACCCAAGACCAACTGATCCTTATTATGGAAAACCTGTTCCTATTACAAGCGTAACAGCAACAACGATCACAATGAATGTTGGAGATGCAGGCGGTTATACAGGTGCTCATACATTTGTATCAGCGGTCGCAAATGCAATTTATCCTTCAATGTTAAGAGGATTAAGTTATACTCCAACAACAGCAACTTACGATCCTGTAAATGGAAGGTTTGAAGCAACAATTGGTTCTCACGATATACAACCTGGTGATTATGTAGAATTTGCTCCAGAAAGTATTACTTGGACTTGTGATTCAGATGGTAATGTTACTCAATTGGCATCTCCTCAATCACATCACCCATATTATAACCATCCATGTCCAGTACATTCAGTTACATCAACAACTATTGTCTGTTATGTAGGACCAGGACAAGGCGGAGTACATACATTTGTATCTGCAACAGCCAATGCAATTTCTCATGTAATTGGTATTACAGATAATTCTTCTGAACATCGCTCAGATGAAGCATTTGATAAAATTGTTGGAATACTCAATAGTTCAAATAAAACTTATTCAACATCAACTGCCACTTACGACCCAGATACAGGATTATCTGTATTAACAATTGGCAGCCATGATTTACAACTTGGTGATGAAATTATCATTGCTCCAGAAAGTTTAACATTCACATGTGCTTCTGATGGTAATGCAACACAGCATACATACCCAACAACTACAATAACAAGTTTCACACCAACTGCAGCAACATACGATCCTTCAACAGGAATCTTTACTGCTACTATTGGTGCTCATAAATTAAAGGTTGGGGATTTCATTGAAATTGCTCAAGAGAGTATTGTATTCTCATGTGATTCTGATAACAATGCTACTGAACTTGCTGCACCACAACCACATCATCCTTTCTATAAGAAGAAGATTGCATTAACTGATGTCACTGGAACAACTATTACATGTAATGTTGGAACAGGTTCAGGTGGAGTACATACATTCGTATCGGCTGTATCTGGTGCAATTACAGGAGAAAGACAACATCCTGCATATAAGAAACCAGTTGTAGTTGCCGCTAAAACAGCAACAACAGTTACAGTTAATGTTGGTACAGGTGCAGGCGGAGCTCATACATTTGTATCAGCAACTCCAAACAATATTAAAACTGCCGAATACATTTCAACATATACACCAACCGCCGCAACTTATGATGCCGCAACCGGTGAATTTGTTGCTACTATCGGTCAACATAATTTGGTTGCTGGTGATTATATAGAGATCAAACCAGAATCTGTAGTATTTACTTGTGATTCAGACGGCAATGCAACAGAACATGCATATCCACAATCTCACCATCCTGCATATAAGACCCCTGTAAGGATTTTATCAGTAACCACCGATACAATAACAACAAATGTCGGAGTTGGTGCTGGTGGGACCCATACATTTGTTAGAGCAGATGTTGGAGCAATAGATTCAGATGCATTAGTATTTACAGATCCTGCATCTCATATTCAACATTATACACCAACAACAGCAACTTACGATCCAGTAACTGGAATCAGTGTCGTAACGATTCCAGGACATAACTTAACAACATCTGATTGGATTCAATTTGCTCCATACAGTTTCACATTCACATGTTCTTCAGATGGTAACGCAACAGAACATTCATACCCAAGAAAAGGTGATGGGAATTACAACACACCAATGCAAATTACAAATGTTGCTGGTGATGATATTACAGTTAATGTTGGGGTTGGCGCAGGTGGAGCTCATACATTCGTAACCGTAGAAAAACATGCTGTAACTAAACTAAGTTATAATTCTCAAGGTCAATACGCAAGAGAACAATTACAAGCTAACAAGGATTTCTTGGCTGCTGAAGTTAATGCATGGATTGACGATAACTACTTTGTATTTGATGGAGCAAAATGTTCAAGAGATACAGGTTTAATTCTTGATGCAGTACGAAGAGATGTTGCATCAGGTTCAAATTATCATGCGGTATTTAACGGTCTATCATATAGATTAGGCGGAGCTGGTGCTCAATTAGTTTATCAAACTCAATTGACAGAAACTGTTGCTGCTATTAATTACTTAAAAGATAAAGCTGCAGCTGAATCAGCAATTACAGGAACTGCCTTAACAAGATCAAATGCAGCATTTGATGAAATCATTGATATTTTACAAAACAGTGAAACTGCTGCAGATGCCATATCGTTCGGATCTAACTCTGTATCTGCTAATCATACTATTGCACGACAGATATTACAATTAAACAAAGCATTCATGCAAGCAGAAGTAACTGCCTTTATTGCACAACAATTCCCAACATTAACTTATGATGTTGCTAAATGTGAAAGAGATACAGGATATCTTGTTGATGCAATATCTTGGGACATTCAACATGGTTCTAATACAGCTGCTGTTAACTTCGCAAGAATGTATTACGACAATGCAATTGCTGTATTACCTGAAGAACAAATTTTACCAACAGCAAAAACTTGGGAACATATCGCAAATGTTGCTTATGACATTGTAAGGGATGTTGCAGTTACACCAACAACAGGTAATGGTGCTTCACAAAATCAATCATTAACTGATGCAGGTCTTGAAGTTGGAGAATCTGTAAGAGCAGGAATTAATATTACAACTCAAGTTATTAGAGATAAAAATAGAGACCATTTACCTGCATACATTGAACCTATTGTTGAAACAGGAATGGAATCTGCTGTAAGTGTTCTTGATGGTATTACAGAAAATCTTCAGTTATCAGTTATAGATTACTTAAGACAAGAACATAACGGATTGCCTTATAGCAAAGCAAAATGTACAAGAGATGTTGGATTAATTGTTGATGCGGTATCAAGAGATATTGAATACGGCGGAAATGAAAATACTGTTGAAATCTTTGAGTATTACTTCAAGAGATTCAATACAACATCAGCCGATTACGAACAATTAAGATCTACTAACGTATTGCCGGTTGAGGTAAGAGGACAATTTAAAACATTATCTGAATACCAAGATACTGCTAATGTATCAGGTTTAAGAGAAGCAATTAATACTCTACCTTATGAACAACGCATTCCAACTAAATTGGCATTTGCTCATTTAGCAGATGTTGCTGAAAAGATTGTTAAAGAAGTTGCTCATACACCTACAAGTGGTAATGCATTAACTCAAGATACAACAGGTACACCTGCTGATGTGGCAACTGGTACTGCTGTTCATGATTTAATTAATTCAATTGCTGAATTAGTTGACAATGTTAATATTGAAGAGGCTGAAATGCCTACAGTTGTTAAAGCAACCTTTGATCCTAACAGAACATTGGCAAGAAAACAATTACAAAGAAATAGACAGTTTATTATTGAAGAAGTAAATGGATATATTCATGATCGTTGGTTTGCATTTGATGGAGATCTATGTAAGAGAGATATCGGTCTTATCTTAGATGCAGTTGCTAATGATGTATTAACAGGTTCTAACTTTAATTCAATATTCAACGGTCTTGCTTATAGGGCTGGAACAACAAGTACAGATTCAGTCATTAATGAAGAATTATCAGAAACAGTTAAAGCAATAGAATACACAAGAGATCTTGCTGTTGCCGCAGTTACTGATGCTGCTATGAAACAAAGAACATTAGATTCATTTAATGAAATCATTGATATTATGACTAACGGTTCTGCGGCTGCTGATGTAATTGATTATACAGCGGTATCACCAAGCTTCAATAGACTTAATGCAAGAAACCAATTACAAAACAACAGAACATTCTTAATTGCTGAAATGACAGCATGGCTTGCAGCAAATAGACCATCATTAACATATGATGTTGCTAAATGTGAAAGAGATGTTGGTTACTTAATTGATGCGGTTTCGTTTGATATTCAAATGGGTGGAAACTTTGCTACCATTAATGACGCAAGGTTATATTTTGAAAATGCGGTGGATTCAGTATTACCTGTAGATCAAAGACAACCTACAGCTGATGCATTTGCTCATATTGCCGCTTGCGCTGAATTAATTTGTTTAGATACAGATATCAGTGGATTGAAATCAGTAGGCAACGCTGAAACTCAAAACTTTACTGCAGGTTCAGCAGGAGCAGCAACGGCTGCCGAAGTAGAATCATTAATTAATATTGTTGCTAATTCAATTGTGAATAATACATTATTAATGAATCCTGTTAAAGAAGGACCTAATGCAAGTTCATTCAATGCAGTTAATGCTGGTGCTTATAATCAAATCCTTGGAATTAAAACAACAGCTCAAGATGGTGTAATTAGTCATCTATCTAAATTCTTCGAAGTATTACCATATAACGAAGCAAAATGCAAGAGAGATGTTGGTTATATCGTCGATGCAATTTCACATGATATTCAATACGGTGGAAATGCTGCAACCGTAAATACTGTTAATATGTATTTCACAAACGGTATTAATACAGGATTACCAATTGAGCAAAGATTAAAAACAAAAGATGCATATTTACACCTAGCAAAAATTGTGGAACATGTTGTTGGTGCTAAATCAATTACAACAACTGAATTCCCAAGAGAGAAAACATATTGGACAGGTGATAGATTATTAGCAAACGAATATTGGAATGGTATTCCTTCTTATCAAACAATAGAAACTCAAGACTTTGCAGTACATGGTGCAAATCCTGATACTTGTATGGCTGCAAGACAACTCGTTGAGATTATTGCCAACGGTGTTGATGATGCATACGAAGTTAAAAATACAATACCTGAAAGAATTGATGTATTACAAACTTGGATGGGAGATAACTATATTGCATCTAAGGAATTGGTTGAAAGACAAGCCGATACATATTCAGAAGGTGTAATTAATTACATATCAGCTGTTCATAATGGATTGAGTTTCCCTGAAGCAAAATGTAGAAGAGATATCGGTTACTTAATTGATGCGGCTTCTCATGATGTTCAGCATGATACAAATTATGCTACAAGAATCGTTACACAAATTTACTTCGAGAATGGAATATCTGTATTACCTGCAGCCACAAGAACACAAACCGCTGATGTTTATCAATTCTTAGGAGATGCGGTTGAGCAGGTGGTTCAAGAGATTCCTGTAACGAATGCAAGTACATATACTTTATTACAACAGAACACCGCAGGTACAGCCGCTACGGCTACCGAAGGAACAAGAGTTCACGATTTAATTGGTTATGTTGAAACTGCTATACGTGAAAATGATCTTGACCAATTACCTGCACTATCTTCAACAGCAACATGGCCTGCGGCTGAATTAACAGCAGCAGCAATCACTATTGACGATAATTCCGAAGAACTTGCTTCTGATGTAACTGAATATATTAATAACAACTTTAATGTATTGGATTACAACAAAGCAAAATGTAGAAGAGATGTTGGATACTTGCTTGATGCATTCAGCTTCGACTTGAACTTCGGTGGTAATACTGCTTCAAGATGGAATGCTGATTTCTACTTCTGGAATCAAATATACAGATTGCCTGAAGATCAAAGAATTCCTACAGCAAAATCATATCGTCATCTAGGTAAAATTTGTAAAGATATTGTAATTGGTGAATACCCAGGACAAGTAATACTTGGTGAATTAGGAACAGAAGAAGAAAGCAATAAAGTTGTAAAACTTGCTGATATATTCTATAAGACACAATTGTATAATGATACTAAGTACTTACCAATTAAAGAAGAACCAGATTATACATACAGCCAAGGAACATTCACTGATGCTCAAAATATCATTGGGCAAAGGAGAAAAGATTTACAAAAAGATACTGTAAGATTTGTTAATTCTTCATACGACTTCATTGATATTAATCTAACAAGACGTGATGCAAGAAACTTATTAACAGCAGTAATGAACGACTTCAAATTTGAAGATCTTCAAGTAAGTTCTCCAAGCTATACAACAAACGGTAATCAAAATGCTGTAAGAACATTTACATCATCATTATTCAACTATGATGGAACACATGTATTCCCAGTATTCAATCCATCTATTTCAGGATTGAAATACAAAGGTTCAGTTAACGATGTTGCTGACTTAGCATCATTAACAGGAATGAAACCAAACTGGGCTTATATTGTTGCGACTGATTATTCAACAAACTATTATGCAGGAGATATATATTATTGGAATGGAATTCAATTCGTCAATGCAGGCGCAAATGATACTTCATTATTAGATGCCTTCACTGGTGCATGGGATAGAATGAGAACATATCTTGTAAATAACCTATCACCTGATGGAGATCATTCTGCAATGATAGAAGGATTGTTTAACGATTGTCTGAAAGATAACGTATTAAGACCTAATACATTAACGTTCGGATCATTGGTTGAATCCATTGCCCACCAGTTTAACGGTGCTTCTGCTGGTGTTAACAGAAATGCGTTGCCTCTAAACTTTAGAAACTTAGGACAACCAATTTCTGCTATTGCTTCTGTACTGAATGAGGATGGCGGTAGAATTCGTTGGTCAGGTGCTGACGAATTAAACAACCAATACTTCGCAAGAGGATTAAGAATCAACGGTAGGACCGGTAGAATTGAAGGAAGACCATTTACATCTTCTGTAAGAAAACTCGCAAGAAGAGCTTCGAACAGTAGAGCGGTAGTTTAATTAAGATTAGGAATAAAAGAAAATGCCAATAACAACAATTACAACTTCTCAGGCACCTGACGCAAAACCAGTTGCTAAGAATTTGGTCCTATCGACTAACTGGCAGGAAATCATTAATGTACCAAATTATGAAGTTCCTGAATTAGTATTCGGTGGGTCCACAACTGTCGAGCCTGGTGTAGGTGAAATTATTTCGCCTTTAGTGTTATGTAATACAACAGCAAATACAGTGAATGTAGATGTTCAGGTATATCGTTACGATGATAATATTACTTATTATATTCTTCGTAACTTACCAGTACCTGGATATGATACTGTTCCTGTTCCTCTGAATGGCCAATTTTTAAAGAGTGGTGATATTTTAGAAGCAAAGGCAAGTGTTGATCTTGCTATTCATTCAACATTATCATTCACATTAGGTCAATCAGAAGAAGACGATGTTGTTTAAACGTAATAAATATATTATTAATAAAACTTGATTTAAAGGAAAACATACTAAATGGCCAAATTTGGAACATTAACAGGAAGAGGGCAGTTAATCGGTCACGGCGTACCGCAAACCTTTCCTGTCCAATTAGATCCTGCTCCTTTTGAAGGTGCTATCATATATGCCGATAACGGAGAGTTAAGATACTCTGATGGTTCCGCTTGGCTTCCTTTAGGTACAGGACCACAAGGTACGCAAGGTACAACTGGTATTCAAGGTAATCAAGGTGTTCAAGGTGATTACGGTCCTGGCTTTACAATCATTGGTTCTATTGCTGGTCCAGGAGATCAATCAAGTTTAAATACAGCTTTCCCAGGAGCCAATATCGGCGATGGTGTAATTGATGAATCCGATGATACTCTATGGATTTATGATGGAACTAATTGGGTTAATATTGGTTCATTCCGTGGGGTTCAAGGCTTACAAGGTGTTCAAGGTGTTCAGGGTTTACAAGGCCCAATCGGTAATGAAGGTATTCAAGGTGAAAGAGGTTTCCGTGGTTTCCAAGGTGAACGCGGGGTTCAAGGTTTCCAAGGTGTTCAAGGTCTATTAGGTTTCCAAGGTATTCAAGGAAGACGCGGTCCACAAGGCGTTCAAGGTATCACGGGTATTCAAGGTGATCTTGGTTTCCAAGGAACACAGGGACGTGCGGGACCACAGGGTATTCAAGGCATAACAGGTATTCAAGGCGATACTGGATTACAAGGCTTTGTCGGTTCATACGGTGGAGTATCATTTGAATTTGATTTTAATACTGGAGTTATTGCTCAAGATCCAGGTGCTAACGAATTCGCAATTAATAATTCTGATATAACATTACCTACAGCTTTATTCATTGATGATCTTGCTAAGAATGGTGCAGATCTATCAGAATTATATGCTTCTATTGATGCAGTCGTAGGTCCTGTTAAAGGTCTCATTCAAATTACAAACATTGCTGACAATCAAAAATTTGTCACATACGAAATTTCAAATATATCTGATAATACTGGTTGGCATACATTCTTTGTTAGCCATGTTGCTTCAACAGTATCTGTTGCAGAACTAACATCAAGCCCAGCTTGTATCATTTCATTTACAAGAGTTGGTGATAGAGGTTCTCAAGGTATTCAAGGTATTAATGGTATTCAAGGTTTCACCGGTATTCAAGGCTCAAGAGGACCACAAGGTACTCAGGGTATTCAAGGACCTCAAGGAGTACAAGGCCTTACAGGAATTCAAGGTTCACAAGGACTTCAAGGTTTACAAGGACCACAAGGACTTCAAGGTTTACAGGGTAATGATGGTATTCAAGGACATATCGGATTTAGTGGTGGCCTAACATTTGATTGGGACTTTAATAATTCTACAACAGAAGGTTTCCCAGGATTAAATCAATGGTTAATTAATAATGCTGATGTTACTCAAGCAACCACTTTATATATTGACGATTTAACAAACACAGGCCGTAGAGTAGACGGTTTATTTGATTTCTTAGATACATTAACATCTCAACCTAAAGGTCAAATCTTTATTCGTACTCCAAAAGATACAACATCTGACGATTACGAATTTGTAATTTATAATTTTACTAATTGGACTTGGTCAACATCAGGAACAGGAAAAGATTGGGGTCACTTTGATATTGAGTGGGTAGCAAGTAGTACATTAGGTGGTACTGATGCAAGCCCAGGTACAAGTTGGCAAAACGGTGCAGTTGCTACTTATGGTAATACAGCAATTATTGATTTTATTCCAAATGGCCAACAAGGTATTCAAGGACTTCAGGGTTCTCAAGGATTACAAGGTCTATTAGGTTTCCAAGGTATTCAAGGACCACAAGGTGTTCAGGGTACTACTGGTATTCAAGGCTTCCAAGGTATTCAAGGTATTCAAGGTGAAGCTGTTCAAGGTAGCCAAGGTACACAAGGACTTCAAGGATTACAAGGCCTACAGGGACTTCAAGGATTACAAGGCGAACAAGGTAGTACAGGTATTCAAGGTGTTCAGGGTATTCAAGGATTACAGGGACTTCAAGGTATTCAAGGCGAACAAGGTCAATATGGTGGCTTAACTTGGATATGGAACTTCTCAAGTAATATTGTTGGTGGTACAGATCCTGGAACAAATAATTGGAAACTTAATAACTCCAACCCAGCAAGTGCTACATTACTTACACTTGATGATATTCCTCTTGACCAATATACTCAAGAGATTGATGCTTTCTTAGATTGGATTGATTCACAACCAGGAACAGTTAAAGGTTATTTAAAAGTTCAAGAAGGTAATTACGATGATGGGTCTGGTCCTGCTGGTCACCATTGGATGGTTTATGAAATTACAGATTGGACTTGGGATTCAGGTTCTAAGAACTACGGTTTCTTTGATGTTACCTATGTTGATGGTAATGTATCAAATTGGCAAACACAAGTTAATGCAATTCACGGTCCTGCCACATTAATTACATTTATTCCACGCGGTCCTGCTGGTATTCAAGGTGCGCAAGGTACTCAAGGTTTATTAGGTCTTCAAGGTTCAACAGGACAAGGTTTACAAGGACCACAAGGTTTACAAGGTTCATTAGGTTTACAAGGTGCTGAAGGTTCATTCGGTGGTATTACATTTGATTATACATTTAGTACTGATACATTAAACAATGACCCAGGTCCTGGTAATTTAAAATTCAATAATGGTACATATTCATCAGCAACAGCAATGTACATTGATGATAGAGATGATAACTTTGTTGATATTCAACCTTTCTTAAGAACAATTGATGATTCAACAAGTCCTATTAAAGGTCATTTCAAGGTTACGAAAAAATCTCAACCTGAAGTATTTGCCGTATTTACAATCTCAGGTCTAACCGAAGTCACAGGATATTTTAATGTTACTTGTGCATATGTAAATGGTAATGGTTCATTCTCTGATGGAGAAGATATTACAATTACATTCGCAAGAACAGGTGATGCTGGTGCAACAGGTGCAACAGGACCTCAAGGTGTTCAAGGTTTCATTGGTATTCAAGGACCTCAAGGTTTACAAGGTGCAACTGGTGCAGGAGCACAAGGTGCTATCGGTGGAGACGGTATTCAAGGTATTCAAGGTATTCAAGGTTTACAAGGCGATTTTGGTCCTATTGGTCCACAAGGTGTTCAAGGTATTAAAGGTGATACCGGTGACCTAGGTTTCCAAGGACCGGCCGGAGCAGGTGCTCAAGGTATTCAAGGTATTCAAGGTCTCATCGGTGCTCAAGGTATTGCTGGTGTAGGTGGTATTGGCGGACAGGGTACTCAAGGTATTCAAGGTCCTGCTGGTGCAGATGGAGCACAAGGTATTCAAGGTGGAAGCGGTGGAGACGGACAACCTGGACCTGCTGGTGCTCAAGGTGTTCAAGGTGCTGATGGTGGAGGTACACAAGGTCTTCAAGGACCTCAAGGTACACAAGGTACAACAGGATTAGGTTTCCAAGGTACTCAAGGACCACAAGGTATTTCAGGTATTACAGGAACCGGTACACAAGGTGTTCAAGGTGATACTGGTATTCAGGGTATACAAGGTATACAAGGATACGATGGATTTGGTATTCAAGGACCTGCTGGTTTCCAAGGTACTCAAGGTTTCCAAGGTGTTCCAGGACAAGGTGGACAAGGTATTCAAGGTAGTGATGGTTTCCAAGGACCTATTGGTCCTCAAGGTTTCCAAGGTATAAGCGGATCATTTGGTGGACAAGGTGTTCAAGGCCCATTTGGTTTCCAAGGTACTCAAGGTTCTGTTGGTGCTGGAGCAACTGGTGCTCAAGGTGTTCAAGGTATGCAAGGTATCCAAGGTGGACCTGGTGAGATCGGAGGAACAGGCCTTCAAGGTGCTCAAGGATTTATTGGTATTCAAGGGGTTCAAGGACCTGATGGTATAGGAGCAGACGGTCCTCAAGGTCCCGCTGGCCCACAAGGTGCCACAGGTAACGCAGGTGGCGGCGGTCCACAAGGTACTCAGGGTTATGCTGGTGCACAAGGTCCTCAAGGTGAAGATGGTATTCAAGGTCCTGTAGGTGGTGGTGCTGATGGTGCACAAGGTCCTGCTGGTCCACAGGGTGCAGCCGGGTTAAGCGGTGGAGAAGGTGCTCAGGGTTCAACAGGTTTAACTGGTCCACAAGGTCCTACAGGTACTGGAGGACAAGGTCCTGCTGGTCCGCAAGGTGCTCCTGGTTCAGGCGCACAAGGTACAGACGGAGCTCCGGGTCCGCAAGGTTTAACAGGATTCCAAGGTGTTCAAGGACCATTTGGACCACAAGGTATTTCAGGTATTACAGGTTCTGGTATTCAGGGCCCACAAGGTACAACTGGTGCAACAGGCCCAATAGGATTCCAAGGGATTCAAGGTACAACTGGTTCTTCTGCTTCTATTGATGTTGCTTCAATCCATAACTCTGGATTACAAGGTACCGCAATGTTTATCACAATGGTCCAAGGTGGTTCAGGAGCAAGACCTTTATACGGAACAACAACTCCTAACCCAGATGGTCCTGATGGTGATTCATCGCCAGAAAGTAACTTCTACTACATTAACGATGATGATGAATTAACAGTACATAACTTAAACGCAGTTAATTCAATAACTCTAGGCGGTTCTACTATTACAACATGGCCTTCTGGTGGTGGTTCTTTCGATGGAACAGCTACAAATACAGTATCTTCTGGTAAGATTGTATTCCAAGATGGTTCTAACGGCGGCGGTGGATCCGCATACTTCGGTACAGGTGAAGATGTTCAGTTCTATGACAATGGAACTACAATGTACATTGACTGTGATGCTACTCATGATGTTATCATTCGTGAAGGTACCACAACAAGATTCACGTTTGATACAGGAACAGGTGATTTTACAGCAACAGGTAATGTCACAACAAATTCTGACGAAAGATTAAAAGAGAATATAGAAACAATTGATAATGCTCTGAATAAAGTAAAAGAATTACGCGGAGTATCATATAATAAGATAGATAACGAAAGACATGAAATTGGTTTAATTGCGCAAGAAGTAGAAAAAGTTCTTCCTGAAGTTGTTGGGCTTTCAAGTGAAGGATATAAATCAGTTTCTTATGGAAATATTGTTGGATTGTTAATTGAAGCAATCAAAGAACAGCAAAAGCAAATTGACGAACTGAAAAAGTAATACATTATGGAGTATAAGGTGCTCTAAATCATTTGAGACGATTCATATAAAGGGCATTTCTATAAGATGTCCTTTTTCGTTTTGACTGCCGGTATCTTATAAATATAACAAGTATAACAAAATTTAAAAGGTTTCATCACCATGGCATCAAGAGCTAATATTTACATCGATAAAGGAATGGACTTCAGAACAGAACTGAATCTGTTCAATGATGAGGGTGTCGAATATGATGACGCAACTATTTCTGTTTATAACTTTTACAGCAGCATAAGAAAAGTATATTCGTCCGCCTCGGCATTAAATTTCAATATTGAAGTAGCAAACAATGACATCACATTGGTATTAACAGACCAACAGACAGATTCGCTGCAGCCGGGCAAATATCAATATGATGTAATAATGGAAAAACAAACAGGAGAACGAACCAAAATAGTTGAAGGCCTAGCAATCGTAGTCGATACTATTACGGAGGTTTCGTGAGTATAAAAGTCAAAATCGGTGCTGGCCGTTCGATTAAGGCCATACCGAAACAAGGACAATCTACTCCTATTGTCGCACCGGCGGAACGAAAGCCGCAAATCGTTCCAGACTCCGTTGTTCTTGGTATTGATACTATTGGGGAATACGTTGTTTCCGTTGCCAATACGGTTGGCATTACCATATCACAAACAGTTTTTGACCAAGGTGCAAATGTAGTTATTGGTCACGCTGACACATCAAATGCTGTCAGTACTACAAACTCAAATTTATCTTATCCGAAAAATATTTCAATTGATACTTTCGGACATATTACAGATTTTGAAAACGCAAGTTTTAGTCCATTAAACTTTACTGCTAATTCCACAGTTATATCTTCTGCCGATTTTACTCTCGGTACAACTTCACTTACACTAGGTGAACAAACTTCAGTTATTGAAGGTCTTACTGACTTAACCATAACAAATCAATTCACTGCCTTGAATGGCGCATTTTTAAATGGTATAGATGTTACAGGGCAAGCAGAAGTTGGATCATTAAATGTTGAAGATTTAACTCAAGGACGTATCGTATATGCAGGTGCTAATGGCGAATTAATTGACAGCCCAGGAATGACATTTAACGGTACAAGCATTATTGCTACCGGTGGTGTATTCTTAGATAACTTATCAGTTCCTGGTCAAGCAACATTAGGAAGTGTTAATATATTAGACCTCGAAGAAGGTCGTATAATGTATGCTGCTGCAAATGGTGAATTAGTTACTTCTGCAAACCTATCTTTTGATGGTGTTTCAATTACAGCAACAGGTGGAGTATTTTTAGATATTCTTCAAGTGCCTGGGCAAACAGAATTAGGTTCTGTTAATGTTACTGATTTAACATCAGGTAGAGTTGTATATGCAGGAGTTGATGGCGAACTTGTTGATAGTGAAAAATTAACATTTAACGGTACAACATTTACCGTAGATGGTGATGCTGATATTACAGGTAATGTTACCATCGGAGGTAACTTAACACTCGGTGATAATCAAGTAGATACCATTAATGTTGTTGCTGATTTTACATCTGATTTAATTCCTGACCAATCAGGATTATACAGTTTAGGTACGCCTACCAAAGAATGGCGAAGAATATTTACACCTACACTTAAGAGCTCAAGTGGTGTAGTAACGATTGATGAAACCGGCGCTTTAACATTACCTGTTGGTGGAACCGCTGACCGACCTACTGCTGCTTTAGGTATGATTCGTTATAATACTTCAGATAGTAGATTTGAAGGTTATGATGGTAATCAATGGTCAGAATTAGCAGGTAGTGTTAAAGACGTTGATAAAGATACATTTATACGAGCAGAATTAAGTGCTGGTTCTGATAACGACCAACTAGATTTTTTCACGGCAGGTACACAAAGAATACAAATTGATGAATCTGGTAATTTTAAATATGGACCAACATTAAGTGAAGTTGTATTTGACTTTGCTACTGGTGGTGCAACTTTTGGTGCTGCCAATGTTTCTGATATTCCAAACCAAGCTATTGTATATGCAGGACCTGGCGGAAATCTTAGAGGTACAGCAAACCTTTCTTGGGATGGAACAAACCTAACAGTACTTGGTGGTATTTCTGTTGATGGTGATTTCAGTACATCAGGTGGTTTATCAGGTGACAGTTTATCAGTAGGTAACTTACAAGCGAACACGATGATGTTCGTATCTGATACCGGTGCGTTATCGTCAAACAATAATATTCAGTTTGACGGTAGTCACATGGTTGTTAATGCAACCTCTGAATTCCGAACAGCACCAACATTTGAAACTGTTGCCGAAGGTTCGGTATTTGTCGCAGGCGCAAACGGTGCAATTCAAGGTGATGCAGGTTTAACTTACAATCAAACAACCAATGTTTTAAGTGTAGGAAGTTTAACAGATAATAGAATTGTAGTCGCAGGACCAAGTGGTGCATTAACAGATGATGCAGGATTTACTTGGGACGGTTCAAATTTTTATGTTGATGGATCAGCAGAATTTACTGGTGATGTTTCTATCGCAGGTAATTTAACATTAGGTAATCAAGCGGTTGATACTATTAATGTTGTTGCCGATTTTACATCTGACCTATTACCTAAAGATGATGCAACATATAATCTTGGTACAACAGGTTCAAATTGGAATGCTTTATATGTAAGAACCATTGATAGTGATACAGAAGTTGTTGTCATTGATACAACAGGAGCATTAACGGTTCCTGTCGGTACCACAGGAGATAGGCCTGCTACATTAACTGCAGGTATGGTTCGTTTCAATACAACAGATGGTGTATTTGAGGGTTATAGTGGAAATGCATGGGCTTCACTCGGTGGAGTTAAAGA